GCTGTTGCTGATGCTGCTAAGGCGAAAAGACCGGGAACAGTCCTCTTGGCTTCGAGCGCTGACCAACACCTGATTGAGATGGCGCTAAAGGGTGGCCATCAGATTGAGGGAACTGTATATCCGGCAGTAACTGGTATTCAGACTGTAATCTACTATGACGGCTGGGAAGTGACTGTTGGTAAGAAGAGCTACAGCTATGCTGGTGTAACCCCGGGCAAAGCTTACTTAATCCGCCCGAAACGCGGATTCAAAGAGCTTGTTAAGCAAGACCTGCGCATTGAAGCTACTGCAGGCGACTTGTCTAGACTAATTGAAAGCCAGATTGTCGGATATGCGTACAGAGGCGTTTATGCAGCAGTGGAGGAAAACGTACAAGAAATCAGCTTAACTGCTTAAGGCGGTGAAGTGAATGGGTAAATGTATTGAATGCAACCGGTTTCCGTGGGTGCCGGGCGCTGATTACTCAATGTTACCTGCTATGAAATGTGCAAAAGAGTTAGAGGCCCGGCGGTGGACTAAAGAAACCGCCGCCCTTGAACATAACTGTCCGTATTACAACGGGCCGGAGGCGGTGAAGGATAATGACACCGACACCAGAATTGAGAACAAAGCTGAGGAAACTATTAGACGAGCCAATTCCCGCAGGCGGAAGTGATGCGGATACCCGTTTTTTGGATGCAGATATAGATGAATTACTAATTGAAGCTGCTAACATATACGAAGCTGCCGCAACCGGATGGACGCTTAAAGCCGGTAAGATTCAGCGAGAACTGGGACAGCTTCAAAGCTATTCTGTCGGACAAGAAAGGTACGAAATGACTGACCCGAAAGTCTTGATGGATTACGCTTTGAAAATGGCTGAAACGTACCGGAAATTAGCTGGTAATAGCGTGGGAAGCATTATATTGAGGTTTGAACCGCCGGAGGTGTTATAGATGGATTTAGTTAACCTCCGGCGGCAACATATTAAATGGACTATCAGCCAAAATCCCGTAGAAATAACCATCCATCGTACAATCAAGCAAGACATGGGCGGGTATTTTGAAGAAATCGAGGAGGATATTGGACCCTTTATTGTCCGTATCTTTCAACAAGGTTCTCGTATACCACGAGAAACTTCGACATTAGCTGGTACAAAAAACATTGACCGTGGTTGGGGACTACTCGCTGAGTACACCGCTGACATTAAAGCGGGTTCTGGCGTGATGGACAAATTCGAGGTCCCAGGTTTAGGAAAGTTTCAGGTGATAGCTGTCTATCCCCAAATTGTTGAGGGTCAGGTAGTCGGCTATCAAGCTGATTTAGAAAAGGTGAGCTAGATGGCACTAGGCGACCAAACAAGGGAGTTTTTAGAGCGCAAAAAAGCAGGCTTGAATGCCCTGCTGCAAGACTGGGCCGGCACTATGGAGAGCTATGCTAAACAGTATGCTTCCTGGACGGATCGAACGGGACACGCAAGGCAGTCCCTGCACGGTGGGGTTGATGTGCGCGACGGCCAGCACGTGCTATACCTTTCGCACGGTATGGAGTATGGAATTTCGCACGGTATGGAGTATGGAATATGGTTGGAAAAAGGAACGCCTCCGCACGAAATTAAGCCCAAGGACAAAAAAGCGCTTTTTTGGCGTGGAGCAGAGCACCCAGTCAAGAAAGTAATGCACCCAGGCACAAAATCTTACGCCATTGTAGGACCTACTGTTGATGTACATCTGTCTCGTATCCGTCAAACAGTCATTGATTATTGGAGAGATTAACTATGAGAACTGCAATAAGGCAGATTTTGATTGATAATATAACCGAAATTCAAGGACGAGTGTATGAGCCTCATGCTGCAGGGTCTAATACTCAAAAACCATATTTGGTTTTGCGTGAAGGTGTCCAGGATCCAGAAACTGATTGGGCAGCCTTTTCCACGATTATCGAGGTGTGGCCCTACGTCAAGCGGACCACATTCCAACAGGTGGACAGCCTGGCCAATGCTATCATTAACACCCTGCATCGGGCCAGATTTTCCCATGCCGGCGAGGAATATCTGGTTGACTACTTGGGCAGTGCCGGGCAGGACTTTGTGGACGAGGAATGGGATGCCATCACTCGAGGCCTTAGGTTCAGGGTATTTGCCCTCGGCTGGCTGAATGGGCTGACTTACGACCCAGATCCGGTGGCTGCATTGCAAAACTGGACAGCGGAAACATGGCCGGAAGTGCAAACGAATCCGGCAACATGGACACCGGCAGATATAACACCGGGGATATACTGGCGAATGGTACGTTTGACAACGACGGAAATCACAGCTGCAGTAAACTGGATGGAGGTCCAGATTAACGGGCACATTCTGGCCCCCAGTGCTGCAGTTCGATTGAGCTGGGTACGAAAGGTAACGGAAGGGCTGGCCAAGCAGCGAAGGCTAAAAATGGCTGACGATGGACCATTAGAACTACTGCGTGTTACCGCCGACAGCGAAGCCGACCCAATGCGCCGCGGTCAGATGCAACTAACTGCCAGGTTTGGGGTATTGCAGCCAATAGCACAGCATGAAAAGTTAAAGAAAGCTGTTGCAAGCGGTGATATTGGTGCGGAGGTGGAAAACGTTGAGTAAAAGAGAAAAAGCGCAAGAATCTGTTTACAGCCGCAGTGAGTTAATCGATGCGGCTTTTTCATTTGGCGTGAAACCAGAAGTGGTTGCCGGAGCATTGAAGCTAGCTTGCAAAGATAGCATGACCAAGACAGAGGCAGAAAAGGCAATCAAAGATTTTTTGAAAAGGAAGGTGTAGCGCAAAATGGCTGGATCTGTATTTCAAGTGGGCGAGCAAAAAGTGCGCCCGGGTGTTTATGTTCGAGTGACTAATATTGGCGAACCGCAAGAGGCCATTGTGGGTATCGTTGCGGCTCTCTTCCGGTCGTCCTGGGGGCCGTTGGGTGAGGTTGTGCATCTTGAAAATGCCGATGCAGTGATTGGTGTCTTTGGTAGCACTGGTACTGTCGATACCGCGCTGGAGGCATTTCGCGGGGGTTGTCGCAGAGTAGTAGCATATAGGCTAGGAACTGGTGGCGGCAAGGCTCTTTTGAACCTTCAGGATGCCGAATCTACCAATGTAGTGAAAATCGAAGCTAAGTATGAAGGTGTAAGAGGTAATGACTTTGCGGTAACTGTAAGGGATTCTCTCACTGACGCTACAAAGCGTGAGCTATTGCTTTACGAGGGGACAACCCTGCGGCAGACGATTCCATTTGCTAAAGGTAGTGGTGAACCGCAAGCTTTGGTTGATGCTATAGCCGCTTCCAATAGCCCTTATATTACTGCAACAAAGATAGCAGATGGTAGCGGAACATTAGCAACAGTTACTCAACAGCCACTTACTGGCGGACAAGATCCGACCGTAAACGGTGAAAGTTATAGTGCAGGACTATCAGCAATCGAAGCAATAGACTGGAACGTGCTGGCAGTGGATACTGACGACACGGCAACCCATACTCTGGCGCAAGCCTATATTGACCGGGTGCGGAATGAAGGTAAGCGGGTGCTGGGCGTTGTCGGAGAACCTACCAGCGTTCCCCTTGCGACGAGGTTAGCCAATGCTAGGGCTTTCAATGACCCGGCAATCATCTATGTTGCCAACGGCTTCAAGGGTAGTGACGGTGTAACCAGGGAGGGTTATAAGGCTGCTGCAAGAGTGGCCGGCATGGTTGCGGCTGCTCAAATAACCGAATCTTTAACTCACTATGTTGTTCGGAATGCTACCGAGTTAGCTGGAGCGCTTACCAATGCTGAAATTGAACAGGCAATAAATAGCGGTGCTTTGGTGTTTACGATGTCGGCACAAAAGCAAGTGCATATCGAATACGGCATCAACACCTTTATTACCGTGACTGCCGACATGGATGCCGGCTGGAAGAAGATCCGCCGCGTGAGGACCAGGGATAACCTGATGGACCGTATAGCTGCAACCTGGGACCCACTCATCGGGAAGATTAACAACAGCCCGGATGGACGGGCAACTCTTATTGCTGCAGCTCAGGGTATCATCAATCGCATGATTGCCGAGGGAGCGTTGCTTCAAGGAACTATTTTTGAGGACCCGAATAATCCGCCACAGGGTGACAGTGCTTGGTTTGTTGTGCAAGTTGACGATTTAGACAGTGCTGAAAAGGTTTACATCACATTCCAATTCCGGTTTGCGCCGCCGGCTGAAAACCAGTAATGGAGGTGTTTTAGATGTCTGATGGACGCTATGTTTTCCGGTCATGTGTACCTGATGGCAGTATTGACATTGCAAACGTTACTTCGGGGGACATTATTAACCGGTCTTGGTCCTTTCGGGTAAATGAGCCGCCTGATTTGCAGGAGCTTTTAGACAGTGGTAACTTTGACCCGCGCAGCATTCTTCGGGGTTACAACGGGGAGCTGTATGACGGTGATGGCAACTTTTTGGCCGAGGTTAATACATGGCAGGCGCAAATTAACTACACCAACACCGATTACCAGCCTGCCGGCAGCAAACTTACCTGGGCAATACCGCAGAGTTATACGGTGACATTGACTTTTACCGAAACCGTGATCCGGGATGCCCGGCTGTTGCAGAAAGTTATTGCCGGCCTGAAGAACAATGCACCTGATGCGGTGCTAAACTTCATGGGTGTACTCCGGGCACCCAACAGATAATGGAGGGATAACATGAGTGAAGAAAAGAAGGATTATTTGATCCAGAACGAAGATGTAATCCTCCAGGATGTTGCGGGCGTCCTGGAGGCGATGGAAACAATTATTGAATACAAGCTCTTTGAGGTTATCAGGGACGGCAAGAAACTGTTTTCTTTCCGGGTTCGAGGGCTTGATGACAGCGAGTTTGAAAAATGCCGAGACCTGGCTACAAAAGTGGCCAAAGACCGCAGGTTGGGCAGTCTGGCTGTGCCGCGGGAGTTCAATTTGGCAAAGTTCAACAGCTTGGTAATCTACACTGCTACCCATCCTGATGACAAAAAGATCATCTGGGACAATAAAGATCTCTGGGCAAAAGCAGACGTAGTCACGGGCTGGCAGCTGGTTGACAAGGTCCTTAAACGAGGAGAAAAAGAAAAGTGCATTGAGCTTATTGAAAGCCTTAGTGGATACGCCGATGAGGACGCTGAGGCCACAGAGGAAACCTTAAAAAACTCATAAAGGCCGGGGGGAAAGCCTATCTACTTCATTGTATTTTTCAACGTCAAGGTATCCCTCCTGATGAATTTTATCGAAAGCCTTATAAAGTTAGAACTTTTATGCTCGCATCTACGCAAGTCCAATTAGAAATGGAAGCAGAGCAATTAAGGAACGTAGAAGGGGGGACAGACTATGGCCAAAGGTGAAATCTACAGAATAGAAATACCGATTATAGTTAACGATCAGACAGATATGCCGTTAAAACAAGCAGAACAAAAAATCAACCGGTTTGAAAAGTCAGCACTAAAAGCAAATGAGCGCATACGTCGTATATTTGGGCGTGAGATAAGGCTTCGTATAGGAGCGATAGACAAGGCATGGCCTGTAATAAGGTCTGTCCAAACCCGTTTACGTGGTATAACCGGAAAAGTTTGGAAAGTTACTTTACAAGCAAAAGATAAAGTAACAGGAACTTTAAAGAGTATTATAAGCAAGATAACTAGTCCCCTTGCCCTTCTTGGTGCCGGTACTGGATTGGGTGCCGGCATTTTCTTCCCCCTGAAGCTGGCCGGTGAATTTGAACAGGCGCAGATGTCCCTTGATTTCTACATGGGTAGTGTGGAGAAGGGGAAACAAGCCTTCCAAGACTTAATCCGGTTCGCCAAAGAAACGCCTTTTGAATTTCCTTTTCTTCAAAGCTCAGTTATACAACTGATGGGTACAGGCTATAACTTTGAACAGGCAAAACGTGCTCTTACAGCGTTTGGAGATGCTGCTGGGCGTACTGGCGCAGGTATGGAGGGCATTGAGGCTGCTTTGCTTGGGTTCACTCAGATTGCTTCATCCGGTACTCTGAACCTGCAAGACTTACGACAGGTTGCCTTGAACTTAAGATTGCCACTCAATATGTTTGCAAAAGAGCTTGGAGTTGCAGAATCAGAACTTGGCGATATTGGGAAAGCCGGCATATCTTCTCAAAAAGCTATGGAAGCCATTGTTAGAACCCTCGAACAACGCTTTAAGGGCGGCATGAAAGAATTATCTAACTCTCTGCTAGGGATGACCGCTGTGCTCAAGGATACTGCTACCCTGACTGTCTGGCATTTCGGGAAAGGCATGGCGGAGCCTGTCAAAAGGATAATGTATGATATCATTGGCTTGACCGAGGACTCCGGGGGAAAGTTTGAGGAATTTCAAAAAAGGCTTGAACGTGCAGGAGAACGAGTTGGTAGAAAATTTGAGCAGATGTATGAAAGAGCAAAGCAGTTTTTCAGTGATTTAACTAACACGCCTGGCTTTAATGAGATGACTTGGAGTGAGAGAGTTACTCTTGCGCTGGATAGAATTCTTACTACTTTTAACGAGTGGATAAAAGGGCCCGGTGGAGAAATGATAAGCGCAACAATGAAAACTATGGGAGAACTCTTAGCTACTGGAATAGAAGAGATTACTCCTATTATTGCTCCGCCTGCAGCGAATTTGGGTTTTGAGATTGCCAAAGGTATACTGAACGGATTTGTGGAGACTATCAAAAGTAGTCCGATTGGGGCTTTTATAATGGGAGCATTAGGAGGAGGCGCTATTGGTTCAGTTATTCGTTCAGTTATTCCTGGTGCTGGGACTATTACATTTGGTGCAGTTGGAGGAGTCTCAGGATTAGTCACATGGGGAATATCAAAAGTAGTTGATAAGTTTAGGTCTAGCGAAGAAGTGCCACGAAGGGCAATAGGCGGCATTTATTCAAGGCCGCATACTGCTTTGGTGGCTGAGGCAGGACCAGAAGCTATCATTCCACTGTCATCTAGAATGAGAAGCCGGGCACTAGGGCTATATGAAGAAACCGGAAGGCGACTTGGTGTTAGACCGTATGCTATCGGTGGATTTACGGGACCAGTGCCGATAACAGTTCCTGCAGTGGCTGGATCTAGCACACCAACTTCAAAAACTTCAATTAGCGTTACAAATTATATAGACGTTTCTGTGGGTGGGAGCAATGCAAGCCCTGACGAAATTGCTGAAGCAATTGCCGTAAAATTGGAGAGAGTATTTCAAAATATGGTATAAATAGCAGGAGTTAGATCAAGTGAGAGAGAACCCCTTTATAATAAAGGGGTGATCTCTCTTGGCCGGAATACTTATTCTAATCTTGATAATTCTTTTCTTTATTTTCATGTCATCGCAAAGACGAAAGTTTGAAGAATATTTCGAGAAGCACAGGCTTCCTGATGGTAGTAAAGTCTCTATTGTAGATTGGAGTTGGAGGGGATTAGTGGCAGGTTTTATCGCTGCCATTATTTCAGCTATTGTAACCAAAGACGTTTTAAATATTATTGCGTGGTTTTTGTCATTAGCTTTGATAGTTTCTTGGGGAGGTCCTTATCTCGAATATGCGATAGCCTGGCAGCGGAAAAAGACTAAAGAATAAGTCAGCCTTTATTATATATAGGCGGGTGATCCAAATATGGACTTTTATCTCACGGCTCCAGACGGGAGCCGTATTCATTTTTCAGTTAATCCGGAAAAGATAACGTGTACAACGGGCAACAGAATACTGACATTTGATGTGATTGCTTTGGGAGAAATCTCCCTCCCCAGGGGAAGAGTGCCAAATAGATTTTCGATCGAGGGATTTTTCCCCGGAGAAGCAAGAAAAGACCTGCCAATGGTGAAAGAGTGGAGACCTCCTAAAGAACTAGTAGGCCAACTGTCAGCTTGGCGCAATGAAGGGACAAAGCTCCGTCTGCTGGTAACGGAAACCCCTATCAACCATGACGTTTACTTCGACGGCGACGACAGTTTTGAACACGAATGGCTTGGTGGCCACGGGGACTGTTGGTATTCACTGCGCTTTGTGGAAGCCAGGGAATTAGCTGTTACGGCCGAGGCGCCTGTACTTGTTGCAGCTGCCAGTGCTCCGCAACCAAGACCGGCACCGCCTCCGCCGAAAACCTATACCGTGAAACCTGGGGATAGTCTGTGGGCAATAGCGAAACGCATTTTAGGCGATGGCAGTAGGTGGCAAGAAATTTATAACGCAAATGTGAGTGTGATCGGGAAAAACCCTAATCTGATTTACCCTGGCCAAGTATTGAGAATTCCATGAAAAGGTGAGCTTGAATGATAGACGTTGCAAAAATTTCTTATTCCCTAGTGTTGCTCCGTCCTGATGGGCAGAAATTAGATTTGCAACCGGTTACTCGTAGCTTGTCCTGGGAAGAAAATGACGGCGAGCTTGCGGTACGATTGGAGGCAGAGCTGCAAAACCAGCAGCTAGCTGGTGGAAAATGGCTTCACCAGCTCATACCGCTTGGTGGCCAGATATTTCTTTATGCCGATTGGGGGAGTGGCCAGCAGGAAATATTTCGGGGCACTATCTTCGTTTGGGACTACCAGACAGACCCTTTAGGGCACTTCTCAATCACGGCTTATGACCAGCTCATCTACTTGATGAAAAGCAAAGACGACCGTTTCTATAAGGCTGGCCAGACCGCAAAGGCCATTATCCAGGACATTGCCAAAGCGTGGGGGATGCCATTGGGAACAGTGCAGGGGCCAGATGTGGCGTTGGCCAAACAGGTTTTTAGAGGAGATACTCTGGCCGACATGATTTATTCTGTGCTGAATGAAGCCAAGAAGAAAGGCGGCGGAAAGTGGATTGTACGTAGCAAGCAAGGCAAAATCGATGTTATTAAACCGGGACAAAACAGCCCGGTTTATTTATTTACTGCCGATACGAATGTGGAGAGCATTGAGGATCAGCAGGACATTGAGGACCTTGTCACCCGGGTGAAAATCATTGGTGCCGAAGACAGTGAAGGCAAAGCCCCAGTGGTAGCCCAGTTGGACGGCAGGACGGAATTCGGTACTCTTCAGGAAGTAGTATATCAGCGCCAGTATGACAACCTAACGGCGGCTAAAAGCGCAGCTCAGGACATTTTGAATGAGCGGGGGCAGCCAAAGAAGCAACGCAGAATACAATCAGTGGATCTGCCCTTTCTCCGCAAGGGTGACAAGGTAAAAGTTGTGGCTGGTACATTGAACGGCTACTACATAGTGTCTAGTGTGGCCCACGACGCTTCTAACCGGACTATGACAATGGAGGTGGAGGACGTTGGCTAACAGCGGGGCAAGTAAGCTGGCACAAGTGATAGCCGAAAGGATAAGCAGCCAAACTGCTAGGCCTGATGCGCTGGAACTAGGCATAATACAGCCTGACATGAGCCTAAAGATAGACCGGTTTGCCGTGCCAATACCACAGGAGGAATACCTGATTTCAGAGTGGACGGCAAAACTTATACTGCCTGCATTTTCCTTACTAGGGATCGAAACCTGTATGGAAGCGGGAGGATTGGTCACTACCGCCGCTTCTGTAGACAGTAGCGGAAGCCATTTGCCTGGTTCTGTAACAAAGGGGCTTGCGCAATATTCCTTCAACCCTGCGGAGATCAACGAGGTTGCTATCGAAATAAAACCCGAACTCAAACCCGGCGACCGGGTCCTGGTGGCCTGGGTGAACAACCATACAGACCCGATCGTGATAAGCAAGGTGGTGAGCTCATAATGCCCAACCTTTATCCTGTCTTTGAGATGCCGGAACTGGTAGAACAACAACAGACGCAGCCAGAGCCGGAATACCCTGAAAGCTATTTGTTTGACTTCGAAAAAGGCGACTTCGTGCGGGATGCTGCTGGCAGGATTGCGGTAGCCGACGGCCACCGGGCCTGGGTGCAGTGGTGCGTGAAAACGGTCTTAACTGAACGCTTTGCTTGTTTGGCGTATAGCTGGAATTACGGGGTGGAAGTCGAGCAAGCTAGGAAACAGCCAGACCGTGCCTTGGTGGAAATGGAAATAGAGAGGACCATCACGGAGGCTTTGCTGGCAGACCCACGGACCGAATTGGTCAGGGACTTCAGTTTTAAATGGCACGCTGATGAGCTGTACGTTAGCTTTACAGCAGTGCCGGTCATTGGAGAGCCGGCGCGTATTGAGGGGGTGAGGTTGGGTGCCTTATGAGTTACCTATTCCAGATTTTTTGCAGGAAGACGAAGAAACAATACATCGAAGGATGTTAGAAAAAGCCCCTCCTGGGATAAGCACTAAGGAAGGGGATTTCTTTTGGGATGCTACCCGGCCCACCGCTATAGAAAAAGCCGAGCTGGTACAGCTCAAGCTCCAGCATTTTTTGCGGCTGTGCTTCCCACAGACCAGCTATGGGCAGTATTTAGACTTCCTGGGCGAGATGAAAGGCGTATTTAGACATCCGGCCACTCCGGCCAGCGGTACAGTAGTCTTCACGGGCCAACCCGGGACTGTCATTCCTGCCGGTTTTGTGGTACTGACGGAGGCCGCTGGCCCTTCTCCGGCTATCGAGTTTCAGACGAAAGAAAGGGTGCAAATTGGCGGTGACGGGACGGCCACGGCGGCAGTGGAATGCATGGAGCCGGGGACGGTAGGCAATGTAGCTGCCAACACCATCACACTCTTAAGCGAGCCAATTGCTGGCCTGACTTCCGTTATTAATCCGGAGCCGTTCACAGGTGGAACGGAAATGGAAGACGATGACAGTTTCCGGGAGCGGGTACTGGCCGCATATGACGAGCCACTCAGCGGGGCCAAGAAAGATTATGAGCGCTGGGCAAAAGAAGTGCCGGGGGTGGGATCAGTGTATGTGATCCCCCTTTGGAACGGACCGGGGACGGTAAAGGTTCTCGTCATAGATGCCAACGGTCAGCCAGCCAATGAGGATCTCATTGCGGCGGTCCAGAACCACATCGCCCCCGATGGGCCGCTGGGCGGCGGGAAGGCGCCCATTGGGGCCCATGTAACCGTAGACGCGCCGGAGGTATTCGCTGTAGATATTGCTTTTTCTCTGTTCCTCAAGGACGGGTACGATGCGGAAACTGTAGTGGAGAATATCAAGGCCCAGCTCCGGGATTTTATGGCCGACTTTCAGTTGAACACCGGAGACCGGCCGCCAGAACGCATAACCGTCACAAAGGTTGGTCATGAAATCCTCAGCGTGGACGGTGTGGCCGACTATGCGAGCTTAACTCTGAATTGGGATCATGAGTACATCGAGATACCGGTGGCCAAAATCCCTGTGCTGGGTGAAGTGACGGTGAACATCACATGATCACATCACCAAAAGGCAGGAAGTTTCTTGGATATATCTCTCCAATATACGAACAATCAGTAATCATGCAAGCTGTCATGGAGGCCATCGGCGCGGAATGGGACGAGGCGGAAAAACTAGCCGATGAGGTATTAGCGCAGCTATTCCCGCAGACTGCTACATGGGGGATTACGTATTGGGAGTGGCTTCTAGGAATTCCGCCGAATCATAGCGTTCCCATTGAGCAGCGGCGGGCGAGGGTATTGGCCTCCATGCAGACTAGATGGCCAATTACCCAGGAGAGAATGGAGAATATTGTTAACCAGTTTGTGGTTGATAAGAAGGCCTTCATTGAAGAACACTATTCGGAATACACATTTACGGTTGTTATGCCTCATGGTGGTTTTGAGTTACCTAACATTATCCCTGTGGTCGAGGAATCTAAACCTGCCCATCTTGCAGCACTATATGAGGCTCGAAGCGGAAGTGCTGTATCTATACAGGCCAGCGTCCCCAGGCGGTTTTTCTTTCCGTACCTTCTATGCGGTACCTTCCACGCCAGCGACGATGAACGCTGGACCGGCCGCCTGCTACGGGAAACAGTGGGCCTGAGGCCGGCTTTCTATACCGGCACAGTACCGTACCCACTATGCGGCACGTTCTATGCAGGGGGTGAACCTTTGTGATCTCCGAATACGGCATGGCCCAAATTGCAAACCGGGTCTCCACGCTGCTGGCCCAGGGGGCCTATATCAAGGACGGCCAGCAAATAACCGTTCCCATTTTCCGCAAAGAGCATAGCGGGAACACGATCAAGGTATACCTATATCTCACTGATGAAGACGCGGGCACATTCTCCGAGTTTCAAATTCTGGACGAAGAAGGCAACGTCATTCTATCAAAGCCAGACAGTATTATCAAAGATGCCTCCAAAGGACTGCTAATTGCCTTTGAGGTTCGTATCCAGGAGGTGGAGAACTAATATGCCATATACTCCTACGGAGTGGCTGGATCATATTGTGGATCCAGTCACCGGAGAAGTCATCCAGCAGGGCACACCCGTGAGCGCCGCAAAGCTCAACAACATGGAGCGCGGCATCTCAGAGGCACACGGGGCGGCCGAAATCTCTCTGGCCAGGACCCAGTCCTTGATGTTGGATGCATTGGATATGCGGATGCGCTATGAATTTGATCATCTCGCCCGAACTCAAGGGCTGGCTGCAAATATGTACTGGACGACCTTCCGCGATGCAAATGACATCAATATCATTGCCGGGGCCTACGATGCGGCCAACAAGAAGGTTGTGTTGCCGTAAAGGATAAGGGGATGTTAGCTTGCCACAGACAAAGCAGAACCAGCTTCTTATCTACCAGAAGTACGTCGACCTGATTGAGTATGCATATAACCTGCTGCGGAAATTCCCCAAGTCCGAAAAGTTCGCCATGGCAGCGCACATTAAAGACAGTATGTATACTGTTTTGAAGTACATCCTACGAGCCAATAAGGTATACAATAACCGGCAGCTGCGCGTCGACATGCTCAATGCCATTGATGCAGAA